AGATAAGACTCTAAAGTTTGAGGATGCCGTAGCTCTACTAACAGCTACTTTTAAGGGCTCAGCTGAGGCCGAGCTAGGCACTTACAGCGGCAAGATGCGCGTATTAGGTGAAGCCGCCGATAATGCTCAGGAGATCATAGGTACCGGCTTAGTCGATGCTCTTATGATTTTGTCCGGAGACACTACCGTCGAGGAGCTAGCCGATACTATGGCTACGCTAGCGACTAACACCTCAGAGGCTTTAGTTAATTTAGGTAAGTTTGGGCGAGGCGTAGCCGATACTTTTGGCCCTATAGCCTCAGGCTTAGAGAAGCTTATTAAAGTTACTCAGCCTTTCGCAGATTTAATTTTTGCAGGTGATCCAACCGGCTTTATGGATAAACCTAGACCTCGAGCACGCCGATCTTTTGAGGGCGGCCAAGACTCTATTAAAGAGGCCAAACTATCTAAGGAAAGAGCAGCTGCTGAGGCTAAGGCCTTAGCGAACGCCAAGCGAATAGCTGCAGCTCAAGCTAAAGCAGCTCAAGCAGAGAAAAATAAGATATCTCTATCTAAGGCTGCTGCCGCTTTTGATAGCACTCGGATCTCTATAGCTGCAGCTTTACAGGCTACTTACGACAAAGAGACAAAGTTACGCCTCGAGGCTCTTATGCTTATCGAGGAGGATAAAGGCGATGAGGCCCTAAAGAAAATTAGCGAGCTAGCCAAGCTACAGAAAAACGCAGACCTACAGCGACTAGCCGGTGTTACCGAGATTAGTAGCGCTACTCTCCAAGCCTTAAATACTCAGCTACTTACAGAGCTTAAAGTTATCAACGATAGCAAAATGGCCGAGGGTAATAAGGAGCTAGCACGTGAGGAGGCGTTTAAGAAATATAACGCTGCTATAACGGCTGCCGGTACCCTAATGGCTAAAGAGGCCTACAGCGAGCGCGTACAGATCCAACTAACCGAGATCGCTCGCCTAGCCTCTCTAAGTAATACCTATAACGCAGCTAAAACAAATGCTTTATTACTTGAGTCTGCCGAGTTGTCTATGATCGATCGAGTAGCTAAGGCTCAAGCCTTGGCCGATGATGCTCGCCTAAAATCTCTTAAAGAATATGCAGCCGCTTTAGGTGGGATCGGAACAAAGTCCGTACCAGAGGTTAGAGAATTAGTACCTAACTTTACGCCTTACCTCACTACGCCGCCGTCTACCACTATGGGGCCTTTTGCTCCTCCTCTTATCGAAACACCTTATACCTCAGCCCTTACTCAGTCTGCAGCTATTAGACGAGCTGAGGCGGCTAGCGGTTTTGGCAACAGCGGCACAAACGTAACTATTAACGCCGGTATCGGTGATCCTGAGGCTATAGCTAGAGCCGTAGAGGATGTACTTAATCAGTCTACCTATCGAGGCACCTCAGTAAACCGAGGCTCAGGTAGGTACTATGAGTAGTTGGCTGCCTGAGTGGAGGATCACGGTAGGCACTACAGTTTACGATAACGTCTTAGCGGTAAATATGGCCACCGGTCGAGACGATATCGATCTACAATGCAACGCAGGCTACGCTCGTATGGAGATCGTAAACCTAGATAATACGCCTTTTGATATTGACGTAACCGATGCTTTAGTACTAGAGCTTAAAAATAGCTCGGGCGTATACGTGCCTATGTTTGGCGGCCAAGTATCGGATTTTGGTATCTCCGTACGCTCGCCTGAGGAAACCGGGTTTATAACGATCGGTAATATATTAGCCGTCGGATCTCTATCCAAGCTTACAAAGGCCCTATTTCCCGATGCCTTATCTAAGGATTACGACGGTACACAGATTTACGACGTACTTAACGAGCTGCTTATTAACTCGTGGTTTGAGGTAGCACCGGCGCTCGAGTGGATCGATTACGACCCTACGACTACTTGGGCCAATGCTGAAAACGTAGGACTAGGCGAGATCGATCAGCCGGGCCTTTACGAGATGATAGCTCGAGGAGCTGAACCAACTAGCAGCTATAACTTATGCGCTCAGATCGCACAAAGCGCACAAGGGGCGATATACGAGGACAAAGCCGGGCGAGTATGTTATGCCGATACTGACCACCGTACGCAGTATCTATCCACTAACGGATATAAAACTTTATCGGCTAACTACGCCGTACCCTCTACAGTTAAAACGATCCTACAAATAGGCAAGATCCGTAACTCCCTAGTATTTAATTACGGAGCTAACTACAATAGCCAAGCTACGGCCCTTGATGCTGACTCGATCGCTAACTATGGCCGCTATCAGCTCAGCGTTACTACTAACCTCCATAATTTAAGCGATGTAAATCAGCTTATGACTCGTGAGCTTGGCCTCCGAGCTATACCTCGAGAGCAGTTACAGAGCATTACCTTTAGACTTGATAATCCTGAGATGCCAGATGCCGAGCGAAATAAGCTTATAGACGTATTTTTTGGTGAGCCTGTAGTAATTAATGACCTACCTATTAATATGTTTAATGGCTCTTTTAATGGTTTTGTCGAGGGGTTCGCTATTAAGGCAACCCCAAATTATGTAGACCTAACCCTTACTCTAAGCCCTACAGATTTCTCACTGGTCGCGCCACAGTGGGCAACAGTTACCCCGGGATCCCTTATATGGACTGGGGTAAATGCTACTCTTATCTGGCAAAATGCTTTTGGAGGTTTAACCTAATGGCAACAGTAACGCCTAATTTTAACTGGCCCGTACCTACCTCGACCGACCTTGTAAAAGATGGCGCTACCGCTATCGAGGCTCTAGGAGACTCTATCGATGCTTCTTTAGTCGATCTTAAAGGCGGCACTACAGGGCAGGTGCTTAGTAAGACCTCAGGTACCGATATGGATTTTACTTGGGTTACGTCCGACGATGCTAACGCAATTCAGAATACTATCGTGGATGCAAAAGGCGATTTAATTGCGGCAACTGCGGCAGATACACCGGCGCGATTAGCAGTCGGAACAAACGGTCAAGTATTAACAGCAGACTCAACCGCTGCAACTGGCTTGGCTTGGGCAACTTCTACTTCAGGTGGAATGACACTTTTATCTACAACAACTCTTTCAGGTGCAAGCACAACAGTTAGCAGCATAAGCGGTGCATATCAAGATCTTTATGTCATAGTAACTGGGATGACAAACGCTACGGCTAATGGATCAACTAGAGTAGCCATAAACGGTAGTACAACTGCTTCAGTTTCAGTTGGTAATTTTTATGCAAGCGCAGCAGGTGGATTTGCGGTCTTGTATAACGATTACACAACTCGATATGCAGGAAACAATACTGGACTTTTACGCACTGACGCAAACAATTCTTATGTGTTAAAAATTTACAATTATGCTTCATCAACCACATATAAAAATTTTGACCATACTTTAATTGGTTTGGACGGCAACAGCACAAATTATGCCCAAAGTTTTCAAGGCGGTTATTACTCAAATTCAGCCGTAACATCTATTGTTTTTTCAAATTCCGGTGGTAACTGGTCTACCGGCACAGTTAAAATTTACGGAGTCAAATAATGACAAATCCAATGATAAGAATCCACAACGCCGAAACTAATGAAATCATTGATCGTGAAATGACTGATGAGGAATTTTCAGATTATAAAAAGGCTACGGAAGCAAGATCCGCAGAGCTGGCTCAAAATAAAGCTCAGGCAACTGCTAAAGCTGCACTACTCGAACGCCTTGGAATTACTGCCGATGAAGCAGCGCTACTCCTGGGCTAATGCTTACAAGTTATAACGGCTATCCGGCCTCTAAAGATCCGGATGAAATAAAAATAAAGTCCTACCCTGTAAAGGGTACGGATCGTAAGCTTAGGTGCGCTGAGAGTGTGGGCCCACTCTTGGCCGCCTTTGCTGCAGAGTTTCACGAGCTAATCGAGCCGATCGATGAGGGTACTTTTGATGACTGGGGCTACGCGTTTAGGATGGTAAGAGGCACTACCGATAAATTATCCTGCCACTCATCCGGTACAGCTATCGATCTAAACGCTACAAAGCATCCACTCGGTAAGTACGATACTTTCCCGGCTGAAAAGGTACCGATGATACGGGCTCTAGCTAAAAAGTACGGCCTCAAGTGGGGCGGCGATTTTAAGACTAGACCCGATGATATGCACTTTGAGGTACAAGCGACACCTGCCAAGGCTAAAGCCTTAATAAAGAGTTTAGGCTTATAATTATCTAAATCCTTAAGGGCACTAAGGAGTAACAAAATGAAAGAGCAACTAATAGCAGCCGGTAAGTCATACGCTCGAGCAGCTCTAGCTAGTGCAGCGGCGCTTTATATGTCCGGTATTACAGATCCTAAAGTACTAGCTAACGCGTTTATAGCAGGCTTAGTAGGCCCTCTACTTAAAGCAGTGCAGCCAAGCGAGAAGCAGTACGGTCTAGGCGCTAAATGATCCGGGCCCTGATAGGGGCATTATTGGGGATTTTGCTCCTATCGGGGTGCGGTTACGACGGATGGGTTAGGTATGAGTGCCAAGAATACGAAAACTGGTCAAAGCCTGAGTGCGTTGAGCCGCAGTGCACGGTTACCGGCACCTGCACTAAGGATCTTATTACGAGATATGAATAGAGAAAAGAAAAGGCTAACGCCTGAGGATATTCACGCTCGATTAATCTTTCTTATCG